CCCAACCGGGCCTCTCATTGAGAAGCCCGTGTGGTCAGATGCCGCATACTGTGCAGCGGGGTACGAACAGCCGTCAGATCGATGAAGGGTCTTCGGGATGTAAGATTTTGCAGTTGTCTAAAGGAGTCCTCCTGCGAGCCGCCGACAAACAGCTCTGGGTCTTGAGGTCCTGGTTCACATACTGAAGGTCCCGAACCGAAAGGGTTGTCTTCAGGGTACACATACGTCAGCTCCCGTGCCTGAGAGGTGACGCCACCATGCGCGTTTCAACATGGTGGATCGTTTGAAAGTGATAGTTTACAAGGCCAATACAAAAGGAGCCACGGCCATAGCAGCTTTCGCCGCTGCTTTGACAACAGGGTGGCTGACGACTTTGCGTGCGGTCTGGGCGATTCTGTCAAGATGGTCAGGGTTGTGACCAATGTTGTTTTCGATCATGAAACGGTTACCCTCAATTGCTTCCTGCACCGCCAGCCAATCCATGGATCTCAACTGTTGTCGTAAAGACGTGTCCAGTGTTGACAATTCCCAGTTCATTGAAATAGTCAAAGTGAGCTCCTGAAGAGTGGAGGCATCCCACACGAAAACAAGAACAGGCATCGTGTTCCGATCGACGGGGGTGGCAGGTGGATGAAACTGGAGCTCTTCAATCGTGTTTCGAACGAGACTGATGTGTCCTCCATTCTCCAGGGGCAACCCGACTTTGGTGAAGACAGCGGGTGCGGACCCAATGTATCGGTACAAAGGGCCAGGGAGAGTGGGCAGGTGTTGCAGCGAACCACGCGGTAGATGAGCCATGCTAATGAAACCGCCCCGTGAAATTTCGGGGGTCCCATTGGTAAGGCAGACCGACATGGCGGAACATTTTGCGAGCAACGCGTTCGAAATATCTTGATAGGAGCTTTCACGTCCAACCATCAACTCTGAGAGATGGAAAGAGTTCGCGGATTCGCCTGGGGCTTTGGTTAACGTGGGAGCCTCAACACCGACCCTGACGGCACTCTGTGACCCAGAGTATGTCAAGATGATGCAGAAGCCGTCAACCATGTTGAGACCAGCCAAATCAGCCACACTAAAACTCAAAGCACTCGGGACCCCACCAGTCAAATTCGCGATTTTGGCGAATTGGGGCCCCAGGGGCCCGGCCGTGTTGCAACCTCGTAGCGCAATCTGGTACGAGCCGCTGACATGGGCACTGATTGGAATTGTCAAGGATCCAGAGGACATCGCCCAAGTACCTGCGTAATACTTGCCGCCATTGACCATTGTCGACCCGCTCGTATGCATGTAGCCAAGAGCTGCGAACGTGGTCGCTCGGAGACTGACACCAGTGAGGTCGTTGTGGAGAACCTCGTCGATACAGATCTGGGTGGACGGGAGTGCGTGGGACAAATCCGCTTGAACATGCGTGTTCCATCCAGTCAAGCTTGGCTCGGATGTGGGTATCGTGAGCATCTCGTTCAAGGTCGGAGAGACAATCACGTAACCGGCTTGGCTTTTGATCGGAATGGTTATCCGCACGTTCACTGGCGCGAAATATCCTGCGGGACCTGGAGTCACGAAC